TTATTTTCAGCCGGGCGGTTAAGCTGAGTGATCTTCTCCGTACCGTCCGTATACGCGATCCCGTACTGACTGCCCTTTAACTGGAACTCGATGTCCTTCCGACGCTGCTCGGCTTGCTGCCGACGAGCTTCGGACTTGATCACATAGGGAAGTTGGATGATGATGTCAAGCTTCCCAGAAGCGGACTGCTCATCTACGGCATCCAGCATGTTGAGCTTTCTGATCAGCCGCTGGAGAGTCGAGTTCGGCTCGTTCATCACCGAATAGAGTGGGTTCTCCACAATAGCGACACTCTTCTTTTTGAGAGTGATTTCTTGACGCCTACCAAGCTCTTCATTAAACAGGTTGATCCGAACATGTTGTGGGTGCCATGCCACGATCTCCCCAACTCGAACCGTCTGAATGTCAAACCCGCCCGATGACTCTGGACTGATCGAAGTATCCACCGGCACAAGTGCAGCAACGCCTTTATCGAAAAGCGTCATCGCAATGTCTTGCCTGAACGCGCGCGCGGCTTGATCGACGTTAGCCTCAAGCGTTAAACAGGTGTTAAGTCCACTAGAAAGATCTTCGAGATACCTCTTCTCAGAGTCCGTCCTGACATGACGCATATCGACAGCGGCCACGTCAATACTGAGACGAGTGTAGATCGAAGAGATCATCGAACGTTCATTCGAGAAGTGAAGCCTCCGACGATCTGGCCGTACTCCGTAGCTTGAGCCATAATCACCGGCATACGCTCGACCAAGTCCTTCGTTCTGATTAGTGAACGCGTTCCAAGCGTGTTTTAGTCTGTCAGAAAGTCCAGCTATGACCTCACCTCCTTTCTCTGATCATTCGAACGCTTCTTTGTTTGCTTTGTATGCGACGTAGGCATCCATAAGGGCAGCCACGTTATCGATCTTTTCGTCCTGTCTCTTCTTTAGTAGCTTCCGATTCCCGTTGGTATCCTCCAAAGTAATCGCGTTTCCCATTGCAAAAGTCATGAGAGCCTGATCGAATATGAGCATTCTCTCTTCGCTCAAGATCTTCAACTCCCCCAAAGGGACCGATTCGGTCTTAGCGCCCTGAAGTACCTTCTCGATACCAAAAGGCCCGTTCTCAGCTTCCCAGCGAGCAACGAACTCTTTAGCGTTATATGGGTCGAAACCTAGCGATCTGACGTCGTATTCCGATGCTATAACGAACGAATCGAGGTCTTCATAGACCTCCATCATATCCAGCACCGTACCTTCGAGAACATGTAGACTGCCTTCACGAGTGAACTCATCGTACTTAGCACGCATACCAGCAGGGAGTTTCATCAGCGTCAGCGAGGTAATATAGCTCCGAGTCTTGATGCCATAGTCACCATTACCCAGTGGAAAGAGGAACGTAAAGGCGCAGAAGTCGTCACCTTGTGACAAGTCAGCCCCAAGAGCACAGGGTAAACCCCAGAAATCTCTCGCGCGATGCTGAAGAGTCTCCTCATAGGTGAAGAAATAGGTATATCCTTCCATCGGGATCCCAAAACGCTTGGCTAGGATGTCGTTACGTGAGGCTGGAGCCTTCTCAGCTCGCTCTACGTCCAGATGGTAGGTATCGTATGACACCGTGTAACCCAGGTTAGGATTTGCCTTTGCCCACATCTCAGGGTGGGCAACTTCCTCGATTTCGTCCAGCTTATAGTGCCAAATCGAGACGTGTGGGGCTGTATACTCACCTTTGAGGATATCTGCGAGCTCCAGCTTGATCGTATCGCCCGATCCGTTGCGAACCGTGCCTTCTGAGCTGATAGCAACGATCAAATAGTCGTCCAGCTTCGAAGCACCCTGCTCGACCGCACCAACGATATCTTCTCGGACGTCACCCGACAACCACTCGTCGATTGTTGAAATTTTGGGGCGAAGTCCCTGAAGTTTGTTGATTGTCATCGGTCGAATTTCACAGAGGGACCCGGTAAGGAAGTTCTCAACACCCTTCTTCGTGGAAGCCAACTTTACTCTGTTAGCTTTAGATCCAGTTGTATTCTGAAGCGAGCCTTCGGTCAAGAATTTGAACAACGGGCCTCTAGAGCGAACGATCGCGGTCCGCATCGGCGACATAACTTCGTCTGCCTGCTTCATCGTTGGTGATGTGGTGATCTGATGCGTGGTTGACGTGTCGACATTCAGAAAATAGCTCTGAATTGTCGATGCGTACATCGATTTGGCTGCACCTCGAGCGACAATTAGATACTGCTTCACTGTCAACCGTTTCTTGATGGTCTTTTGTACGTATCGACCACCGCGATTGTCCTTAGATGGTTGGTAGACGCTTCGCTCAACAAAGTAATACCACCCAAAAATCTGCTCAGCCCACAACTTGAAAGTCTCGAGAAGACGTAGATCTCCACCGTCGGTAAGAGTCAGTTCACCTTCACAGTAACGAACATAACCCTCTACCGCCTGATCGTCGTAGTAGATATTCAGATTGGCAACGAGCGCATCGATGCGATTCATCTCCATCGCAAGCTCACGATTTACCGGAATGTCGCCGCGAACAACCGCTTCACGAAAACGTCCATAGTAAATCGGAGTCGCGGTATTTGATAAGCTCATCTGGACTTGGGCGGCTTCTCCCCCAAAATAGCCTTGACGAACTCATTACCGACAGTCGTCTGGTTACTCTTGAGCGTCGACACCCTCTGCTCGAGATTCAGACGAGTAGCAAGAGTCTCCAGATCCTTGTTCGACAGTGCGTTGGTGCCGCTCTTCTTGAGCTTTTGATTCACCACCTTTGCGCCAATGGCGTCTGACGACGCTGGTTGGTTTTTACCACCTTTTGTCTTGATCTTCGCACCTTTGAGAGTTACCGTGACGTCGGTTGGCGCTTTGGTACTCCGCTGACCCCACTTCATTCCCTTTTTCCCGTAGTGAGCAAGAATGCCATCTACTGCTGAACTCATACTCACCTCCATGTTTTCGGGATTGGTCAGACGGAATTCAGGACCTTCGTAGTCCCCAAACCAAAGAGCAACTCGATCGAAATACACCTCATAAAGTTTTGGGTAGTCCCGATTATCCGGGTTCGCCGGAGTCTCCGGGTAGCCGAGTGTTATATGCGGGTTCCACTCCGGGAATTGCTCGACCGAATCGTAGGCTTTACGAATGTTGGTGTTCTGCAAGAGAGAATCTCGAAAGTGCTTGATGTTTGGAAAATCCCACGAGTTAGACCGGAAGAACAGCACATCGGCCTCATCGTCTCCGAGTTTTCCACGTCGATCGACGGAAAGACCGAAGGGCGAGAGTGATGTGCTAGCGGCATGATCAAGAAATTCTTGAATTTGAGTCACGTTGGGGTTCAACAAAGCGTCCCCAAGAAAAAGGAGCGTCATATGAGGAACTTTCTCACTGGAGATCCTCCAGACGTGGTCGTCTTCTTCTGGAATCGACACGATAACAAGTTTACTCATCAAGCACCTCCACCAGAAGCGGATCCGGGTCGATCCAATCTGTTTCCTCACGATGAACGTTGAGCCGCCACTCAAACTCAGAGATCTGCTTCTCGAATGCCACGATAAGATACGACGTCACCGGCGGATCAAAGAGCATCCTCACTTTGAGGTACACGTACGTCCGAACAGAGTTCATCTGGTTGTCGTCTACCAGAAACTCGGGCCACTCTGCGGTATCGTCCTCGATCATGAAACCTGTCCTTGGCCCAACCCCCAACTGGGTGAGGGTGGAAAACGCAGAGTTAATATGAGTAATGATGTCCAGATCAAACACCATATACGCGGAATCAATGCCAAGAATCTTCTTGGTACTTTTCAAAACGCTGTCTTCCATTCCCTCACCCCCTTTCACGGGTTGTAGAACTACCCGTTCTTAACGGAGTAGTCGAGGATCTTGCGCGGGTTGAGATTTCCAACGCCCTTCGGCGTCCTCCCATTGTTGTACATCAGGTGGATGTGCCAGGCAACGGCGAGACCGGCGTGACCAATCGGCGCACCGGCATCAACGGTCTGACCGACCCTGACGAGCGGCTTCTCAGCATGGCCGTACCCGATGTGATGGCCTTTGACGAACGGACCGACAGTCTCGAGGATCTTCAGCTGAATGATGCCGTCGCCCTTAGTGACGTCACCGCTCGGAGCCTTGCCCCACCATCCGCCTGTGCGGGCGTCGATAACCTTCGCCTTGACCATCGCGAAGAGCACCGCGTTTGCGGGACAAATCACGTCGATGCCGTCGTGAACTCCGGGGTGGTAACCCCATGAGTCTGCGAGGATACTGTTGACCGGGCGATGGACTTTGATCTTGGCCTTCTTCCAACGCTCACGCAGATTGCGACGCCAGCCGACGCGAACCTTCTGGCTCTTCTTCTCGCTGGCCGTCAAGCTCTTGTTACGGATCTTGGTCCGCAGCTCGGGAGTGACTCCCTTGGCCATCACCCTGCTGGCGTTCATGCCGAGAGCATGACACAGCGTGGCGGTGTACGCCCGGGTTCCAACACCGTAGATGCCATCGCCCTTGATGGGGCAGTTGATGGCCATCTTCT